TCTGGATACGATTGTGCGGATGGCGCCAAAACGGGTGGTTTATGTGAGCTGTGACTCGGCAACGTTGGCACGGGATTTGAAGTGGTTGTGTGGGAAGGGGTATTGGGTGGAGAAGGTGCGGGCGGTGGATATGTTTCCGGGGACAATGCATGTTGAGACAATTTGCTGCTTAACCCGCATAAAATAAGGATTTATGAGGGTTGCATGGTGTAGTAAAAGGTGGTGTTACCACCCATTTGCCACCCTAATTTTTAAAATGACCTCAAAACAGGAAAAGAGGGTTGAACACGCTGAACATTTGCGTTTTCACCCTCTTTTTGGTTATTTATGATGTTTTGGCGGCGGTAATCTGTTCAAACAGTTCAACAGATTGTTCCCCCATCTTTTCAGTATTGTGAACATAGGTCTGCAATGTGGTTTGAATGTTGGTATGCCCTAACCTTGCCTGAACATTCTTTACATGCGCCCCAGCCTCAATCAGCATAGTCGCATGTGTGTGCCGGAGTGAATGATAATCAAAGGCAAGCTGCATTTCCCGGTGAATTATCCTTGAACAGTATTTAAAGGAATCGGTTGAGGTGTACTGACCGTTTTCATCAACGCAAACTAATTTGATACGCTGTAACTGGCATTCAATGCACTTCTGCACGGGCACGACACGGAACATGTCATTGCCCTTTTCATCCACTTCTTTTTTCAGTACATGGATAGTGTAAAACTCACCATATTTCAGTTCATTTTTCATCTGGGCGGTATGTTCCACTTTCAAGGCTTTATACAGGGTATCGCCAAATGGGATTGTCCTGACTGATGCCGGGGTTTTGGTTGTGGTTAAGTACCATGAAGAACGCTGTTCACGTTTTCCCTTCTGTTCAACTACCTTGCGGACATCAGCCCCAAAGTTACGCTTTACAATCTGCTTATTGACGGTCAAGGTCTTGTTTTCAAGGTCTATATCATCCCACGTCAAAGCAAAGGCTTCACTAATCCGCAATCCGGTATAGAATCCAATCATAAGAGGAATGTAATACCGGGTATCATGGAAGCGGTCAATGATCTGCTGCCATTCCTCTATGGTCAAAATGATGCGCTCTCTTGGTTTGCGTTCTACCTTGGGGAACTTGACTGCTTTCATTGGATTTTGACTAATGTAGTGCAGCGGTTCAATGGCATAATCCAAAGCAGATTGAAACACTGTCAGAATGCCAACAATATGACTTTTAGAATAGCCATTCAATTTCAAGCTGTTGGCATATTCCTGTAATATGGCAGAATTAATTGCCTTTAGCTTGTAATGACCGTATTTAGGCTTTATATGAGTTTCTATGATGCGCAGATAGCCCACTTGTGTATTGTATTTCAGATTCAGCTTGCAGTATAATTCATACCACTGGTCAAGATAATCCGAAACGGTAATTTCAGAGGATTCAAACACCTGTCCGGCATTGTTGTATTCATTGATTGCCTTGACCATGGCTGCTTCTGCTTCCTTCTTGGTCTTGAATCCACTCTTTTCTTTCTTCTTTCTCTTTCCGTCTACTTTCCCCAGGTCAAAGTAATATGACCAGGAAGCACCACGTTTTCTTACTCCACCATTCATAAAATAAGCACATCCTTTCTAAAATGTGTACAAAAATCAAAGGATATGCTATACTATACTTGTCTTGGATGGTATCGCATATTCCTTGATTGGTTTATGGGTTACATCTATGTTAAGCCGTTCCTGCTGCAAACAGGGGCGGTTTTTTACGTTTAGAGATTCTTCTGTTTTCTCAATTTGTAAATTTCTATTTCAACATCTCTAATAATGTCATTTTCTAAATTTCTAAATTCCTCTTTGGTAAGTGGAATAGTTATACTCTCGTCTTTTATATAAATACCCCTGTCAGAACCGTCACCAATAATATCATTGTCAAGTGTTGGGATATATTCATATCCCAATGAAAGAAGGTAATTCAAAAATGTGTTCTCATTTTTGATATTATCCGTGACGTTCTTCATAGCACTTTCAATAGATTCACCTAATAAATCATAAATAGGAATACCCAGACCAGTAGCAATTTTATCTACCGTTTCTATCTTGGGGTTAGCCTTACCGATTTCATATTGTCTAATCTGTACTTCATTAATTCCACATAATTGCCCTAATTTCTTTTGGGTCAAGCCCTTTTCTTTTCTAATTCGTTTGATTTTCTCACCGATTGTCATTTTCTCACCACCTTCTGAAATGAGTATATCATAAATGATGAAAAAATAACAGAAGAAAATTATTCTGTTTTCTGTGTTGACAGAAGAATAAACTTCTGGTAAAGTAATCATAACAGAAGAAAAACGTTCTGTCAACTGGATAAATAGAGTTCAACAAAGCACTGAACAAGGAGAGAGAGAGTAAGATGAAGAACGAACAAATGGTAGAATTCATGCAGGAAAAAGAACTTACATTATTTGATAACTACGAATGGGAACGCACGAATCAGGAAGATAGCAGCAAGGAATTGAGCGAAAAACTTGTATACGGTGCCTTTAAAGCTTGGATGTCACACAGATTCACGATGATAGACTTGGACATCAAAACAATGACCGACGATGAATACAAGGAAGCATATGAAGCATTAGTTAAGAGTCACATAATCTAATGAGTATCAACCACCCCGGAAGCGGGGCAGAAAGAAGGGGATAAAGATGAAAGACATATTATTATCTTCGTATAACCGGAAAGACCCTTACGAGGGCCGCAAATACTATCACGTCGTAAACAGATACCACACTACAATAGAAATCAAGTGTTACAGGACAGACAACAGTGAAGAGCGGGAGATGGGAATTCTTGTAAACGGAAAAGAAATACCGGATTACTACGACATTGTTGAATTTAACTACAAAGGTGAATGCATTTGGCGGCACCATTTTACCGATAAAAACAGTGCAAATAAATGTTTTCTGAATTTGATGGAAAAATACAGTGGTTTAAAAAAAGTAAATTAAGCATTTCGAAACCGGCCCCGGCGGTATCCGGGGAGAGGGAGAAAATATGAAAAACAATAATTTTAATCCAATGCGCCAGCAATCGCCAGACGCTGAAATTTAAAAAAACTACATAGAAATTCCGATATACAGCGAAGAGCCAAACGAAGATGGCAGCTATGACATTATAGGCTATCGCAAGGAATATGTGAGATAGGGGAGAAGGAGAACCAATGAAAAAAGAAAAGGCAATGAAGTACTTGAAATGTGCATTGGAAACTCGTGAACATCTAAGAAGCAATTACGTTGAGTTAATGAAAGACCCAATCTGGAGAAATTTGGATAATGATAACTGGCTAGATGGTAATCCTTTTCAAGCTAAAGTTAAAGATATTCGAAATGATTTGAAAGAAGTAAATGAACGAATTGCAAAATATGAGCGCATTGTTAAATAGTCGAAACGCTCTTCAGGAGCGTCAGCCGTGGGATGGTCTCCCGGCTCTGATGAAGACAGACCACAAGGGATTGAACGATTAATTGGAGAACAGAAAAGAAAGGAGAAAATTAAAATGAGGATTGACAAACAGAAATTACAGATCGCTTTGGCTACGGCCTGCATGAATCCATATGATTTATGTAAAGCGGTAGAAATCCAGTATCAGACGTACAGACGGATTTCAGGCGGTCACAATTGCAAACCGGCCACGGTCGGTAAAATCGCCAAGGCTCTAAAGGTACCAGTTGAAAACCTGATTGACATGGAAGGTGGTGACTAAGTATGAGATACCGTATCGAATACGCTGGTGGTAAATGCTGTAATTTTGCCAACAACAGAAAAGATTTAATTGAATGGTTGAAACTGCTGAAAGATGAAACCATCACGGATATCAGGAAACTGTATAAAAGCGGTGTCTCTGATTCGGTCGTGGATGTTTACAAGCAGTATATCAGCAGGTAGCTGTTGCAGCAGCTTAAAAATTTATGATGTAACCCAAGACAAAAGGAATATGCGTTTAGAACGTATAAAAATTTAATTGAAAGTGAGGTGAAGCAAAAAAAATGAGTGATTTATATAAAGGATTCGTCGAAACCAAGGGAAAACAGAGCATTGAAAAATTAAAGGGTAGAACAAAGTTCAAGACCTATGATGAAGTGAAAAATGCTTCTGGTTTCGGCGGTGTCCTTGCTGATGACACTATCCTCATAGATATTGATGATGCTGATCAGTCAGAAATGATGATGAACATTGTGGAGGAGTACCAGCTTGATTGCCGAGTGTATCAAACCTCACGGGGCAGGCATTTCCTATTCAAGAACCAGACCATTCAGCGGAACCGTACCCATGTACCACTTGCGGTAGGACTGACTGCCGATATTAAGGTTGGTTACCGTACATCGTATGAGATCATCAAAGTTGACGGGGTGGAACGATTCTGTGAATGGGACATTGAAGAAGGTGGTACATATCAGGAAATACCCAAGTGGTTATATCCCGTCAGGGTCGCCGCTGATTTTGTTGATATGGATGCCGGGGATGGTCGGAATCAGGCACTATTTAATTATATTCTGACCTTGACCGCTAATGATTTTACGGTGGAAGAAACACGTGAGTGTATCAGGATACTGAACAGATTTGTACTGAAAGAACCGCTTGGTGATGAAGAACTGGAAGTAATCTTGAGGGACGAAGCCTTTCAGAAACCAGTTTTTTTCATAGGTTCAACATTCCTCTTTGATAAGTTTGCAGATTATATCAGGCAGAGCGAACACATTATTAAAATTAATGGTCAGCTTCACATTTTTCGGGATGGTATCTATATTTATGACATGGGTATTATCTCCGGGGTGATGCGGTCATATATGCCAAACATCAAACGGAATCAGAAAGCAGAAGTCCTTGACTATCTAAATGATACTGCCGAGGAAAAACAACTGACAGATACCCGTTATATAGCGTTCAATAATGGGGTTTATGATGTAGTAACCGGGGAATTGAAGCCGTTCAGCACAGAAATGGTCATCACCAATAAGATACCTTGGGATTATAGCCCTGACGCATACAGTGATCTGGCAGATAACACTTTGAACAAACTGGCTTGTGATGATGTGACAATTCGGTCTTTGCTGGAAGAATGCATCGGTTACTGTTTCTATAGGATGAACAATTATAAAAAGGCATTCATGATGACAGGTAAGGGTGACAACGGAAAGAGTACCTTCTTGGATTGTGTAAAAGCAATACTTGGTGAAATAAATACATCCTCGCTGGACTTGAAAGAACTGGGTGATAGGTTTTCAACCAGTATGATGTTCGGAAAGTTGGCAAATATTGGTGACGATATTGGCGATGACTTTCTGCAAGGTTCCCAGGTGGCAATGTTTAAGAAAATAGTTGCTGGGAATCGGATAAAAGCCGAACGGAAGGGTCAAGACCCCTTTGAATTCAACCCGTTTACTAAGCTGTTATTTTCAGCTAATGACATTCCGCATATCAGAGACAAGACCGGGGCGGTATTAAATAGGTTGATCATTATTCCATTCAAAGCTTTGTTTTCTAAAGATGACCCGGACTATGACCCGCAAATCAAGCAGAAATTACTTCAAGGAGAATGTATGGAGTACCTTGTCAGGGTTGGTGTTGAAGGTCTGAAACGTGTGATAGAGAATAAAGGCTTTACAAAGTCGGCAACCGCAGAACAGGCAGCACAGGAATATGACTTGATGAATAATCCTATCAAGGGGTTCTTTGCAGAACAGGAAGAAGATTATATTTTTCAGAATGATGTAACAAGTATTTATACGGCCTATCAGATGTATTGTGATGATTGCAATATTAAGTCAGAAAGTAAAATTGCATTCGGTAAATCAGTAGCCGATATGTTCGGGGTGGAAAGCAGGAACACAAGAGTAGCTGGAAAACAGCTTAGATTTTATAAGAAATTGTAGCTTCTGTAGCTAACTGTAACATATGTGCAGCTTCAAAAAGTATTGAAATATCAACGAAAAACACAATCGGCTACAGAAGCTACAGATAGATACAACTTCTTTAATATTATAATATTTTCATATAGTATTCTCTACTTACATTTATATATTATAGAAAATTATAAAGAATAGGGTTTATTTGTAGCCGTGTAGCTGGAAAGGAAAGGTGGAAAATGAAAGACAATGAAATGTATCAGGGCATCATCACACATCCATATATAACAAGGCAAGGGAAAAATGTTTTGTTACTCAATAATACAACTGCTGATAGTGCTAATGCTTTTGTGATACTGCTGAATATCGCAGAAGACTTATGCATTTGCAATGAAGAACATTTTGAAAAGCTGCTGCCAGTGTTCAAAGAATTTTATTCATTGGTTGGTGATGCGGATGCAGAAGTGAAATTCATCAGAGAACAAAGGAAAGGGAAAAGGTACATATTATGAGAAATCAAATTATTGAAATGTTGAATAGAGCAGACGAACGTAAATTAAAGATTATATTCCAGTTTGTCAAGGCTTTAATTGGGGAATGAAAGAAGCCCCTGAATAAAATCCCAGAGACTTCTGCACGGTAAACATATGACCTGAACACTCATAGTTTACCATGCAGAGGTATGTTTTATCAAGTACCAGTTTAAAACGCTTATATGGCGGTTATATGACCGTCAGCAGTGGTTTTTACCGCAAAACAACTGTGATTTGATGAAAAAAGTGTTAAAGAAATGAAAAAGGTCATGATAGTGCATTTTTCGGTAATGTGGCGAGAACCTTTATTTTAAGCGGTAAACGGTATGATGCAAACAATTTGAAAACTGGTAATGTTACAATAAATCTTTAATATTTAGGGTTTTCCCTCACACGCGTATAGGTATACAGGAAGAAGGTTATAAAATGGCAAAATGTATTGATGTAAGGCAGATAAAGAACTACATAGGGCCTGATGCAAAGGCGGCGGTTATATCGTCAGGGGATAAAAAGCAGAAGATATCATTGGCTTATCAAAGAACAGGGTTCGGGCAGAAAAGATATTTTATGTGTCCAAATTGTTCAAAACGTGTTGAACACCTTTATTCAGTTAATGATTATTGGTCATGCCGGAAGTGCAGCGGTGTCAATCCATATTACGGTATACAGAATAACACCAAGGGCGGTTATGATGAAATCGGATATAGAATGCGGAAATATGCAGATGTCCACGATATACAGTTTGAATTTCCTTTTGATTATTTGGCCTTTATATATGATGATCGAGTACGGAAAGCAAAATTCAGAAACAATCTGTTGGTACTGCAATCCTTAGAAAGTATGAGATTTCACTCACTATTTTTTAAAGTGACCTATAAACCCAAGGCAATAAGAAGCATAATCAATGTACAGCACCCGTTGATGCGGAAGGTCACACTGATGGACTTGCAAAATAATATATATGATTGGAATTCAGGGCAGCAAATAGTGTTAGATGATGTGGCACTCAAAAGCATAACCCGGTGATGAAAAGTTTGTTGACATGGTCACGCGCGCACATGAGGAATAAGGGAAAGGGGTGATGTGATTGAATAAGAATGCACGGAATTTACAGATATTAAAAAATATAGTTGGTGTTGAACAGTTCAGGGTTATCGCTGAACAACTGAACGGTGAACATGTAGTATTCAATAATCATAGTTGTCAGGGGTTCATTTCTAAGGAAGAACAGAACTCTGCAATAATAAAAGACTTTTATCATGGTTTGTCTTTGGGGGAACTGGCTGAAAAATATGGACTGACTACACACGCCGTATATAAGATTACAGAGAAGCAATAAAAGAAATATTCAAGTAAGTGCAAAAACACGCCATATGACGGTTATATGAAGTCACACGGCGTGTTTTTCTATGCTCATGTTAATGATTCTGAATCTAAACGATCTTAGGGTGTGAAATTTTTAAAGAAAATACTAAATGTTGTATACAACACTTGAAAATACATCTATATGATGTATAATTTGTAAAAATAAATCACAATAAAGAAAGGGTGAAAGGAATGAATAAAGCAACAAGACAGAATCCCGCTACATGGGGAATCACTGAACAGGAAATGAACTTTGCAGATGAATATGTGATGCATTACTTCCATACCAATGCAACTTATAGCGGAATGGCGGTATCTGCTGCAAAAGCAGCTGGGTATGAAGTACCCATTGATATGGGTAAGGCCGATGACCTTGGAAAGTCACTGATTACAAAAACAAAACCATATATTGATGCGGAAATTGAGCGGTTTAAAGGAATTTTATCAGGCAGCCAGAGAAATAACCTTTGGGAATATATTTCCGATTTCGTAGCTGGAGCACCTCAACCAGGTACTAATGATGGGGATTATGGCGATATTATCAGGCATTAAGCAGAAAGGACAAAGAACATGAGTGAAAAAAAATATGAAGAATGTGCCAAAAAGGTGCGGATGATTATCCATCAGCACAGGCAGGAAGCGGAAGACATTGGTCAGGCCTTACAGAAAATAAACGCTGACCCAAGATATTCACAGATGGGGAAAGATGAACTGGTTGGACAGTTACGTGTTGAATTGAAAGAACTGAATAAGACCAAAACAGAGGAATTAAAAGCAGTCGTGACCGAATTCTGTAAAGAATATCAGGTTGTACATACGGATGACGGAAAATCAAATTCACAGGAAATTGCCAACGCTTTGAAGGTTATTGAAATGTGCGGTTACGGTCTCACATCTGACCTGTTACGTAGTGTGGTTGAACCGTTGAAAGGTTCTTATACTACACTGAAAATGATTCGTTCATTACTGGCAATGAAAAACGATAATGCCGGACTTGGTTATAGTGCGGATGTGCTAATACTTATGGATGAATATATTGGCGTGAATGCAGAAATTATTACTTACGAAGATAGATTTGAGTCCGTGAAAGAGGTATTGGATATGCCGGAATTGGTCAGTATCGGAATTTATGGCGAGCCGGAATTTAACGGTGCTGTTATTAACAGGTTAAGAGATGAAACACATTACAGTGTATTAACGCTTAGTGACAACATGATGAAGGTGGGAGAATTGCACAATTCAGTGTATTTGGAATATCCAAGATTATTCAAATGAAGCAGTGCAGTTGAAAGGTGCGGTGTAATGCTGCACCTTTGTTTGTAGGAAAGGAGTGATGATATGACAGCAAAAAAATATTTGTCAGAGTTGGAAAATCATAGTACCAGGTTGAAGCAAAAAGAGGAACAAAAGCAAATGCTTCTGGCGGTAGCCACATCAGTAACCCAAAGAATGAGTTCAACTAAGGTTCAAAGTAATTCACCGGTTGATCGTGTGGGAGATACTGCCAGTAAGCTGGCTGATCTGGAAGCAGAGATTGACCGGGATATCACTGATTTCTGGTATAAGCAGGATTTGTTCATTAATCAGATTCAAATGCTATCGGATGCCATACAGATGCAAGTGCTTTTTAAGACCTATGTGCAGTTTAAGGCATTGAAAACAGTTGCGCATGAAATAGGCCGTTCTTATCAGTATACCCGGGAATTGCATCAAAAAGCCTTGGTTGCGTTTGAAAAAATACATGCTGATATATTGGCAGAAAAAAAGGCGGTATGATTTTGAATTGGGAAATGGAAAACATAAAGGAAAATAACAGAAAAATAAGAATAACGGGGTTTGTGGAACAGATGTACAGAAATCAGCAGAATAATATGCAAAACACAAAGTTAGAACTTGCTGTTGGCATGGAGTATTCAAGACAATTGAACCAATTGACGAATTCTATTTATGGTTCCAAAACTGTTCAACGTGTCCAGTTGCAAAAGGCTACAGCGATTATGAAAAAATTGCAACACGGATTATTGAAGTTGCAGAGTGAACAGAACAAAATTAAACGTAATCTAAACAATAATGCGTACTGTCAAGTAATCATGGTGTGGCATGAAAAGCTATTGAAGGAAACGGCATTTGAAATTGATGGGCTGATGAAAGAAGGTGCCGCTAATGGGAAAATTGGTAATACCTGAAATGAATAAAAATATTGAAGTAATAAATGAACACCTTTGGGCGGTCAATATGCAATATGTAAAAGCCGGATATATTGGCGGTATGAAGTTACTGCCTGATGCAAAAGTAGAGCACATCAACCTGACTAATGCCGGAATTATTGTTATTGATAATTCTTCAAAGCTGTACCCGGCTTTAAAACTGTTATTTACAAAAGCAATGATTAAGACTACTGATGAACTGCAAGCTATTCTTGACAGTGTCAAGAATCCTGACTTATTGAATGCACTTGATGACTTAATGATAAATGTTGTGGGTTGGGAAATAAAAAGACGGTGTATAAGGGCTGATTATTTGCAAAGCCTTCCTCAACCAACATTTATAGATAAATTGAAAAAATGGATAAGAAAGAAGGTGAAGTTATGTCAATGATTCAGACAGGGATAGAACTTAATGACCAGTTTACAAGTGTGATGTACGGTATTATAAATTCCACCTATGAAGCGGTCTATGCAGCGGGTGACATGCAACAGGCAATGAATGCAAGTGTAGACCCATCAGGTTTTGAAACTGCTACAGATGAAGTTAATCAAATGACATCAGCAGTTGAAGAATTGAATGCAGCTTTACAGGAAGCACAGGCGAACATTGTT